TGAATGGGTTTCCCCACTTAGATGGTCTTCCAATGTGAACGAGATTGTCGCTCTTTGATCGTAGATCATACATGTTAACTACAGACATAATGCTCTCACCTTGTCTACATCCATATCGCCTATGTCTTTAGACTGCGGGATAAATCTGGAGATCTTGAAATGCGAAGAGCCATCTCTTATGATAGACTTGTATCCTTCGTCTCCAGCCTTGTCCCTGTCCGTTATTACCAAAAGATCAGTTACACCAAGATCTCTGAGAATCTTGAACTGATTCATAGACAGAGACTTCTTAAACATACCCAATGAGTCGCCGTATCCAGCTTGTCGTAGTTTGAGTACGTCTCCCTGACCTTCTACGACGATCGCTCGACTGGTCCTACTATAGTTCCACAAGCCGTAAAAGTTCTGAGAAGATTTGAATCCTTTCGAATTTCTCCATTTTTTTGCGTTCCATTTTTCGTCTATTTTCCTGCCGACCGCACCAACACACAGCATGTTCCTATCGTAGACAGGAAAGACTACTCTACCTCTGAGAGGACTACCTTGAATCCAACAGTCTCCAACATCATAGGCGTCCAGAATTGAACTATCAAATCCACGTTGATAGATGTAATACTTAGATGGTATTATAAGCTTACTTCTTACTGCCATTCTGGACGCTGTGCCGACAGAATATTCTGCCGGTATGCCGTCATCAATTTTTTCTGGACAGATAAAAGAAGAGTGATCAAAGGTTGGAATTGAGAGATCGCCGCCTACTATATCAGCACATACTTTGACGGCTTGTGGGAATGTTAACTTGCCAACTCTCATGATGAGGGAAAGTAGGTCGGTTCCATCCTTGTTGCAGTTGCCAGTATAGCAGTGAATCTTACCCTTGTATGGGCCAGATGTCTGGATATGAAAAGCGGTGTCATTGTCGCCCATATGAATTGGACACTTGCCCATTAGGAGACTTCCATATGGGACAAGCTTAATTCCTAGATACGACACGATCTCTGGTATGTGGTCCTTGATCCGATGCTTCAGTTCCTGAAGATTAAAATTCTCTCTGCTCTGGTTGAGTTTCAAATTCGTTACCCTTTTTGGTTCTTGAGATCGAGTTTCGTGTCCCTATCTCTACGATTTTGGAAATGCCACCATGTAGTTGTAGATTGATATAGTCATTTGGAAGTCCCGCACCGTGACGAGCTTTCGCAATGTTGATGCGTCTGTTGCCGTTATCTTTTCCGTCTTGAGCAACTTCTTCCTCGCCCTTTTCCTTAAAGAACGATACTGACGTACCAATCTGGGAAATTCTATCAGAACCGCTAACAGCACTCAGGTCGTCTACCGAGATACCACTTCTGTTCAACTGTACGAAAGCCATACAGGAGATGTCGTGTTCGACTACGAAGTTGTGGATAGCTTTCGTTAAGAAGCCCAGAGTCTGATACTCTTGCTGATCCTTTCCGATGTCGCTAGCACTCGTTGTCTGAATGTAATCATAGATCATCAAAGCATCATTTGTATTACCACTACTATCAATACCTACCTTCTGAATAACCCATCTACGAGCAAGAGCAAATATCTCTTCAGTAGATCTGCCGCTCACATTAATAAACGTGATGGGCATGGTCTCAAGTAGTTCAACAGCCGCGTATACATTGCGTTCGTCTGCATCGCTATCTACGAATTGACCTTGTGCTACTTTACGGGAGTTAACTCCAGATAGGTTGGCCAACATTCTGTTGTAGTGGTCGTTTTCACCCATTTCGGTATCCAAGATCAATACTGGAATACCCTTCTTGCCCTGATGTAAGGCTACGCAGTCAGCAACAGTACTCTTACCGACACCAGTTCGAGCACCGATGATATCCACGCATTTGCGTCTGAGACCACCACCAATAGCTTCGTCATAGATCGGAAATGGAGTAGAGAGCCCAACTTTATCAGTTCTATTGTTGGCTACATGGTCAACGTAAGCTCTGACAGTCTTGTTGATTTCGACTGGCCTATTGGTCTCGTAGCCCTGATAGCTCATCGAAACACGCTGGATAGGGGTCTCAGCCAGCGACAGAATCTCTATTAGGCTCTCTGATCCCTTAACTCCGTCAACCTGACGATAGACCTCTCTTGCAGCCTCCTGAAGATCTCGACCGAACTGGAGCCTCTTAATCGAAGCTGCCAGATTCCTCATATTCAACTGTTCCACATGGATATTGGAACACTTCTTGAGATGAACTAGTACATCATCCTTATTAACAAAATCTGACAGACCAAGCGAAGTTGATGCTGATAGAATGGACGGGACATCTGCCTTCTGGTTGTCAGCTAGGACTTTACATAGGCACTTGTACAGAGCCTGATTCTTCACATCGTAAAATGACTGCCCATCAATTAGATCCATCACGTCTGAATACGCCTCTGAACCATATTTCATGAGTCCAGATATAATCGCATCTTCAGCCGGTAGATTAACTAGTTTGCTCATACACTCCTCGGTATCTTGGAATCCATACATCTATCACACACATAATTTTCTCTGGATAGCTCAATCAGAACTTGCTCTGACTTACCACAGTCTTCACACTTGCAAGACTTATAAGCCTCTCTCTTCTGTGACTTGATAATTCCCCCATCTTTCAATCTCTTCCACTCAGCAGTACCCTCATCCTCGCAAGTTTTGTACTCTGCTGGATTAAACAAGTTCTTCTGTCCGGGAAGCGGCCTTCTTCTATTGTCTGATCCCTTTTTCTTTATCTGGTGAAGTAGTCCATCATTTGTCTCGGGCTCAGTAATAGGATCAGGTTCTTTGACTGCAGTAGACTTCTTTGTCGATCCCTTCGGCCTTCCCCTTTTCTTCTTAGGTGGTTCTTCTACTACAGTATTGGACTCTTGCAAAGTCGACAACATCTGTGTCAACAGCATTTCTAGTTTCTTCACATCAAGACCCATATCGTTTGCTCCCTAATAGTTCTGACATTTTGTGGACATCATCTAATACATACTGAGACATCAGTTTTGTATCAGCAGCTTTTCTTCGTAGCTTCTCGTACGCCTGAGCGTTCGAGTTCTCGTTGATTACTTGGGCTCTCTGCAACTCCTTGGAAGTATACTTCTCGAACTCGCCTCTCTTAGACATGAGTGCGTGAACAGAATTTATCCCGTCTTCACATGCCTGTATGATGAGGTTGATCTTACAGATCTCGCCGCCAAGGAAGATAGCATACTGCCTAAGTACATAGGCTGAGGCTATCGCCTCAGCAGGAGACATGTCACGTACCTGATCGTATTCAAGATCGAATATTCTTTGCGCATCTTCTATGAGTGAATCTCTTGTCGGCTTGACTATGTGTTTCGATGTGTCAATACCATGATTCAATCTATATTCAATAATCTCTTCTGAGGTCATAGATGACTTCCTTCCAGTTAGATAGTCTAGACCAATTGGATATTTCTATCTTCTCGAAGCCTACAAGACTACTCTGACCGATATTATGAAGTGTTGGCAATTCGAAGTGGGGAACCCTGATCATGGAGCTAGCTGTTCCAGCTATCATGACTGGTGCAGACCCAACATAATGAGCCTCAAGATTGCGATAGCAGTCGATTCCGTTTCCTGCTGGAGACAGAACGAATTTACAGCTTGCCATATTCCTGATATAGTCTGACCATTCAAGGTCTCTTTCTACTATAAGGAAATTCTCTTTGAGATTGGCTGCACGATGCATATAGTGCATCATCAGGCTATGTCTATCTATCGTGTAGGATGTGAAGTTGACATAGAGCTTATTTTGCTTTTCAGAGTCGAAGAACTCATTATGTAGCTCCACCATCTGATCTACAGTAGAAGGTCTGATCCCGAATGGAATCTTGACGACTTGCTGGTGTTCAAGATTGGTATTGGTTGTTAGGATCAGTATGTTTGTTGGTATGTATGGGAAAGTGCTGTGCGTGAACATAGCACACTTCAAACTATACGAATCGGAGAACTGACAGTTTTCAGTAATGCATCGTGGTGGAAAGCTAAGAGCCTCGTAGTTACCATCTTTCAGGTATTCGTCGCCACGCTGAGATAGTACAAGCTTAAGCCAAGGAGTCATATCAGCATTGACTGGGTGCTCTTTTTGAGAGACAAGACCGTAGTCGCTTTCAGCACTAATGACTATGTATCTATTGGTACATCTCTCGGAAATGATTCTTTTAACGAAGTCTGCCAGCCTCTCCGGAATAACATAGACGAGCTTCGCTCGTGGTAGGTCTCCACCTTCCCACGTTTCGTCTGCTATATCTCTCCACGAATTGACAGCGATGATATCTTCACGAGTAATACTCACCAATCATCTTCTCCCATTCGCTTTCGCGATCAAATGGCAATTCTATTACCGTAAAACCATTTAGTTCTGACCATTCCTTTTTACGTCTATCCCTCATCTGGCCCATTAAAAAATCTCGTTGCGTATGCTGGAAGAAGGGCACTCTGCTGTAGTGTTGCTCGCCATGAACTTCGATGATTAAACGTCGTGAAGGAATCATGATGTCAGCATATAGCGATTTTGTGACCTTGTTTCCGGCTCCCGGCAACGAGACTTCATTAAGGATTGTGTCACTAGGGAATATACCTCTAGTGATGTTTAGTGCTCTCTTATGCAGGCTAGACTTTGGTTCGGAATTAGTCAGTCGTAGATTGTATTCCTTACCGTCTAGCCCAGCTACTCGCATAATAGTGCCTTAATTTGATCTTCGATTTCTTGTTTCATCACTGGTAAAGATCTGAGAGCGTCAGCAAACTTAGCCATACCTTGGAACTTCTGTTCTTTGTATGTTAACCAAGAGCTAGCTTTCTCAACAATATTTAAATTGACCGCTTCCGCAATGATCTCGAACTCTTCATCAATACCATAGCCGTATCGTAGATACGAGGTATACTGAGTTCTAGGCTTACCACCCGCTGCGGAGCAACCAATCTTCCAGTGTACGATCTGACCAATCTGGTTCTTGTCGGAGTCTTCCCATCCCTGAGTATAGGATACTTCCATCATGGTGTCAGCTTGGTATCTGATCTTAGTACCACCGTCAGCAACATATTTGGGAGCATTACCTACAGCACCAAGATTAGCGATGAAGTGAGTAACCATCATCACCACATGATTCTTTCGTGGTACAATACCAGCCAATCTCTTAGTGAAGTTTGATAGTAGTTTTGGTAGTCCCGGACGTCTTTCGCCGCTCATTTCTTCAGCTAGATCTCTAGCAGGAATCAGAGACGAAATCGAATCGATAACAACAATGAGACCATCGTTGTCTTTCATGTATGCTTCTGCGATACGCAGGAATTCTTCAGCAGGTAGTGGTTTCTCGTCAGAACTAATGATAGTCATCATATCCTGATTAAGACCATGTATGCCGTCAAGCAACATGTCTTTTAGACGACCTTCAGTATCAAGATACAGGGTATGTCTAGAACCATGTTCGGGCTTCTGAGCATTACGAATCAATGATAGACAGCTTGAACTCTTACCAGTCTTCTCGTCACCACTAATAAGAACCCAAGATCCTTCCGGAATACCACCACCAAGAGCCATATCGTGTGCTGGGCTAATAGGGATGACATGACGATTCTTAGTAGCGTCTCTGACCTCTCGTCCTGTTCTACTGATATTCCCGAACTCTTTCTCAAGAGTAGAGATCAGTTTTGAGTCGATCTTAAGACCGTCGACTATATCCTCTTTAGCACCTTTCTTTGCCATCAAATTTCTCCGAATAGATTCTTGCCATTGGGCATGGAGGGCATAGTTTTGCCGTCTGTGGTTGGTTTTAGATCAGTCTCAGTCCTTGACTTGAGTTCTTCTTCGTATAGTTTCTGCTCTTTCTGGACAGACTTCTCGAAGGTGGCTACTCTAAGAGACCACAGTCGAGGATTCTTCTTAAGAGCACGTATTACAACGACATCTCCATACTTTTTACAGAGTTGCTGTGCTTTGGTGATCTGAGATTTGAAGTGTGCCTTCCACTTATCGGTATTCCAATATTTGAAAGCTAGCGTCGTACTTTCAGACACACATTTCCTATAGCACATCATCTCAGCTATGAACGCCGCTGGTGTTATCTCCTGACCAGTGTTCTGGGAAGTATACTTTTTCTCTGTCACGTCTGCACTTCCTATGATAGATGATTGAAGTCTCATTCGACTCAATAATATCTCTGCGATGAGAGGAATGAACGCCGAGAGTAGGAACTTCGTATTTAACAACGTCCATGAATGGCCACTCTATAGAACCAATCACGAACAAGTCCCAAGTCTTTTGATCTGTCTCAGTGAGTAGGGCAGATGCTCCTTTGGAGAAATAAGCACCATCACTACCACCTTCAGGATCATCAAAAGCAATATACTCATATCCAGCGAATCTGAACTTAACCTTGACTATGTCAAGATCATTGTCGTATACGTACTTCTTGACTCTTAGCCAAGCGTTTTTATGCATTCCGGGTCTATCATCGTCTTGATAGCACACTTCTCCATTAGATAGATAGACTGTCCACAGTGGGTTGGAGTCAGAATAGACAGCGACGAATACGTCTGGAGATAAGCATGGTTTATCTGATGGTGTGAACATTCGTAGCTGTTTTCCCCTTCTTACTAGCCAAGTCTGCTCTCATAGATTCAGCCTCAGTCATTATTGCTACACCACTACGACCGCTAGCAGTCTTTGTAATCATATGACTGGTTGTCTTAGCTCCTTCAACCTCTGCTTCCCCTTTTTCTTTTATCTGATCAGCAATCTCTTCAGCTCTGCTCTCAAGGTGTCTCTTTATCATAGAGACTGGTACTCCTAGCTTAACAGCTAGTTTCTGTACTCCGGTTTCCAAATTGCCGTCGACGAAAAATTTCTGGACTTCTGTCAGTTCTTTACTCTTGCTCACGATAAGACCTCTCAGCTTGAAGATATTTAAGTACATTTCGACTTTGAAGGTAGTCGGAGAACATTCTATAGGTTCTCTCGCTAACTCTCTTATAGTCTGAAGTGGAAACCTTTCCACTGTCTATCCCAAACGGGTCCACAAGTGCTCCCCTGTGAACCTTAATGTAGTGATTACCGTCATCACTAACTTTAGCTATCGCCCTCTTGTCCGTTTC